CCGTTGAATTTCAATCTAATGGTTTTCAAATAAGAAATGCAACATCTGGTTGGAATAACAATAGTGCTACGCATATATATATGGCATTTAAAATGAATTAAAAATTAAGTTAAATTAAATTAAATAAATATGAAAAAAATAAATAAAAAACAATTAGAAGAATTGCAAAAGATTAGTAGTTTTATTACTGATCTTCAAACAGAAATAGCAAAAAATACAATTAATAATCATAAGTTAGCTCATGCTTATTCACAACAAGAAATAAAATTAAATGAGTTAAAAAAAGAACTTCAGGAAAAATATGGCAATATAACAGTTGACGTTAAAACTGGAGAGATAGAAAAGCAACAAGATAATGAGCAAGCTAATAAGGAAAATTAGTATAGGAAAAGACTATAAAGATAACGCTATGCATTACGCTGTAGGTCAAGAAGTTTACGGTGGACATAAAATATGCGATATAATAGAAGAAGATGATAAGTATTCTATATATATCAGAAAAGGTAATGATGTATTACCTTGGAAAGATTTTAATAAAAACATGGCAATATCAGTAGAGTTTAATCTTGAATATTAATGAAACCTATATATAATTTTTTAATAAAACCAAAAAATAAAAGATACGACAATACTAAAAAAATTAATGATACAGAATTAATTTTAAATACAGATATTTCGGATCATAAGTTCATAAGTAGGCAAGCTATAATACATGAAACCCCAATAACAAATGGCAGCAATCTTACTAGAGGCACTGAGCTTTATGTGCATCATAATATATTTCGTCGTTGGTATGACGTTAGAGGTATTGAAAGAAATAGCAAAAGTTATTTCAAAGATAATTTATACTTCTGTGAATTTGATCAAATATTTCTTTATAAAGACAATAAAGATTGGAAAGCGAATGAAGGTTATTGTTTCGTCGCACCCTTGGCAAACGAAGATGATTTTTCAATTGAGAAGGAACAGTCTTTAACAGGTATTGTAAAGTATACTGATAATTCAAATTTATTACAAATAGGCGATAAAGTTGGTTTTACACCCTGGAGTGAATATGAGTTTATAATAAATGGTGAAAAGCTATATAGGGTAATGACAAAAGAAATTTCAATTAAATATGAATATAAAGGAAAAGAAAAAGAATATAATCCGAGCTGGGTATAGAGCTGTTGATGAACTTGTAAAAGTTGCTAAAGAAGCTATAGTTGAAACTGAAGATGATGTTTCAGCAGATAGATTAAAAAATGCGGCAGCAACTAAAAAGCTAGCTATATTCGATGCATTTGAAATACTTAATAGAATACAAGCAGAAGAAGCTTTATTAGAAAACAAACCATTACAAAATAAAGAAAAAGCTTTTAGTGGTTTTGCAGAAAAAAGATCTAAGTAATGAGTTATAAACAAACTTTATATCAAGTTATAACACCTATAAAGCAGAACACGATACATAGATTAAATAAAAAGAAAGCTTGGGAGTATGGTTATAACAAAGAGCATGATGTTATTGTTATAAGTAAAACAGGTAAGATAGGAGAGGTTTACGAAATACAAAATTTAAAGATAGCTTTACCGAAAGAAGAAAATGTGTATAGCAAAATTAATAAGTGGGCTAGATTCGAATATCCAAAAGAACTAAAGAATATTAAAACAATATTCGACTGGGAAACATATCCTGTAGAGTTTAAAAATAAATGGTATGAATA